TCCCTGCCGCCCCTATACTTTTCCCAGCGTCCTTGGCTGATTTTGCAGTACTCAGAATCCCTTCAGACCATTTCTGTGCGTCTTTTGCCGCAGCCCTCATACCACCAGCAGGAGCTCTGAGCATTCCCCCCATTTTTTTAAGACCTGCACCGGCCTTATCAAAACCTTCTTCTTTTAATTCCTTAGTAGCTTTTGTTAAATCTTCAGTCTTTTTTTCTGCTTTTTCTATCTCATCTACAATTTTTTCGTAGGACTTAGTCCCTTCAATACCTAATTTTCTAGCCTTAGCTATTACTTTTTGCTGAGCCTTTACCAGTTCTTCTTCAGCTTTTACAACCTTTATAGTCCCATCTCTCATATCAACTATGGTCGTAGTGGCTACTTTCTCAAGTTTTGAGAAACTTTTAATTGCGGCCTCTACGGCTTTCTCTATCATCTGAGCGTCTTTTTTATTAAACTTTGCCATTATAAAATTCCTTTAATTTTTTGCCGTCAGAATTCTTGACCCAATTTTATTTAAAAATTTATTCTTATCCTCAGGGGTCAAGATCTCTTCAGCAACTATTTCCGTATTCCTCGTTTTTTTCCCCATAAGAGTTCTGACCTCTGAATCGGTCATGGCTCTCTGCTCACCATCTATAAATACATTATCATGACTTTCTTGGTATTTACTAATTCGTTCCTGAGCTTCTCGTGTCTTTCTTTCAGCCTGTTCTCGAACTTTCCTCATGTAATCTTCCATAAAAACGTCATGCTTATCTTTAACCCCAGTCATCTGTCTCTCAAGCTCAGCTACTATCTCCTCTGTAGTGTCCACAGAAGCCGCCCAACCCTCTGGAGTCCACTTACTCGTATCTATGAACCCTTCCTTAGCCAGCTTCTTTCTACGATCCTCTGCCAACTTCTTTGCAGAGTCAAATTGATTCCTCACATGCCTGGAACCTTTGGGGTTTGAGGCCGAAGCTACCATAAGAGACATAGAAAAATTTTTATTATACTCTTCCTCTAAATCTAAAGACTTGTTTAGTATAACCCAACTCTCTTGATGAATATTCATACCCATCTCGGATGTCCCTGGTATCCCTGTAAATTCAGTCCTGCAAGGAAATTGCTCATTCAGGGCTTTCCATGTACTCCTGGAAATATTTGTATATGAAAACCCTTCCAAGTATTTTAAACAACCATAAGATGCTAACCTTAAAGAATTCAGATTCTCCAACATTTTTTTAACCAGACTGTTTTGAAGATCAAAAAAGAAATCGTATAAGCTTGAGATATTCTTTTGTCTGTCATAAATAATATTCTGATTATTAAACATAAATAGACTGAAAATTAAAAAATAAATTGATAATCTTTCCTCTTAGGATCTCCGGCAAACATTTTAATTAAATCGAATTCTTTTTCATTAACTGTTTTTAAAATAAAATGAGTTCCTTGCAAATCCATGTCTGCCATAAGGAACCCTTTAAAAATCAGATCAGATAAAGAAGAATAAGGTTTTATTTCTGCCATAGTTTTATTTAGCATTATTAAAGGTTTCAGACATACCCATTTCAACCTGTTCGGCTTCTTTACTTACCTGTTGATTTAATCTCTCAGTCTCATTAACCGGTTCTTCGTCGGCCGGCTTATCAATTTTTCTGAATCCTTTAGGAACTCCAACTTCCTGACTCGCCATTTCTTCCTGGATATTCTGAGTAGTAAACCTTTCAAATTTAACATTCTTGGAAACCAAAGCTTCCACTTCATACTGCATATTCGTAAAAGCCTCAAAAAGAGCATCCCTAAGAGCTGAGGGCATTTTGTCTATTTGCCTGGTTATGAAGATATATTTAGTTTCTTTTAAAGAGTTCCCCTCATCATCCACATATTCAAGAACTTCATCATAAAAATCTATATCATTTATTTTTTTAATAGAATATGCTAAAGAGCCACGCTTCAATTGTGCTACAAAAGCTCCCCCATCAAACCCAGTACAGGACTCCAAAACTTTAATTTCTTCTGCTGACGTTAAAGGCTCTAAAACCATATGGAGATCAAACTCGTCCATATCAACAACTCTCTGCACAGTAAAAGCCTTTTTTACCTTCTTAAATAAATCATTCAGATTCATGAAGAAATCCTCTTTCTTTTTCTATTTTATGTGAACTAATTTTAAAGGAAGAAATTCTGGGGTTCGATCCGGTAGGATATTCAGATTTTATTTGAGTTTCTTGAATCTTATTTGGTATCTGGATATTATTTTTAATTCCCCAGGAAGTCACCTTTTCCTAGTAATATATTGGCCGGGAATTTAGGCTCCCGGCCAGAACCTTTAAATTATACTAACCTCTGAGAAAGACCCTGTTCGCCAGTAGCCAGCTGATCGTAATCCTGAGTATCAGTATACTCAGAAAACGGTTCCTGACTAAGAATGTCAGAGACATTGATCGTGACAGTTTCCTGAACTAAAGCAGTGTCTGATGCATAGGAAACTGAATAGTCAGAAATCCAGCATGCTTCATAAACTGTAATTAAAGCTGATAAAGTACTTCCACTTTCTAAACCAGCCTGTTCATCCACGTCCAAATCAACTTCACCAAGATTCTCTTTTAAACCAGTGTTCTCCAAAGCTAACCTACTGAAAACCACTTCCTGACGAATATCAAACGGCCACCGGTGATGACGAAGTGACCTGACAAGCCCATCAATACCTGATTTATACCCAAATACCTGATGAATATTGGATACATACAGAGCACTTCTGGTTACGGAAATGGTCATAGGATCTGTTACACCAGGAACCAACTCTGCGATGTGGTCACCAAAACCAATACCGCGGATTGGCTCTATAGTACGAGCTTCCGAGGGATCAAACGTGGCTATAACACCGATCTGCTTAAAATCGCCGATCGCGTTAACCGCGTAGATCCTGTTTTTAGAGCTAATCACCGACAGAGTGTTTGGGGAAACACCCTTCCGGAAGATATAGCTATCATAATCTCTGGTAGACATTGTTATTCCTCCCTATTGGAGTTTATTGTATATAGAATTGCTCAGTTTAAAACAACTGAGCAAGATTAGCTTTTTCCTGGGTCGACAGTTCACCGACCTCATCCATTGAATTCATCGGAACTTCAATCCCTGCAAAATTATAAGAAGCAAGAACGTCAGTGTCAACTACACTGGGCGTCTCTTCTACAGCTTCTTTAGGCTTTTCAGCAGGTGTCTCTTCTTCAACTACGGGAGCAACCTTCTCCTCAGCCTTTGCCTGGACTACTTCTTCCGATTTTTCTTCCGGTTCAGATTTTTCAACCGGACACTCTTTCTTGGCCTCTACTTCCATAACCTCTTCTTTAACAACAGGGCACTCTTTTTTGGGCTCAACAGCTTTTTCTTCTTTAGCAGTAACACCAATGATTTCCGTAACCAAAGTCCGAGCAACAATATCAGAAGCTTCTTTTGTCCAGAAATCAATATCGGAGGCTTTTTTAATGCCAAGAGAATTCTCAAGCCACTTCAAAAGCTTCGGATCTTTTTTCTTCCAAAGCTCAGCAAACTCATCCATGGTTCGAATAGCCGGACCACCAGTCTCTGGGCCACGCTCAGGACGTTCCCCAATAGACTTGGGCATTGGGGTCAGCATTGCCTCTTTATCATCACAAGCATCTTTCAGACCAAGAAGCTTTTTAATATAAGCTGTCAATTTGGGGTCTTTTTTATCCCACAGACGTGCAAACTCCTCCATGTTTCGAATAGCCGGGCCACCCGTCTCTGGACCACGCTCAGGACGTTCCCCAATAGACTTGGGCATTGGGGTCAACATAGCTTCTTTATCAACTTCCTCTTCCGAAGCCTGTTTAACTTTTTTCTTGCATTTTACACAATAACCAGTCTGCTGAAGAACATTAGTTCCACAGTCAGGACATTTAAAAGTCTTTGCAGCCAGAACTGTTTCCAGATCCGGTGCATCCGACGCCAAACGGTGCGAAAGTTCCTCATCCTTCATCCCAGACAAAGCCTTAGCCATAGTCTGAAGATCAACAGCAAAAGGATCTGACGCATTCTTAAAATTCTTCGACAGAACATCAAAACTGGCGATCAAAGCTTTGCGATCCATAACTTTATTTGCCTCCCGGTTTAATAAACGGTTTTTCTGCGGATAAAAATCAGAGTTGTGCTTCTGATCCTTAAAGGCCACACATGCGTCCGCTTTTGCCTTTTCATATACTTCATTCTTGAGATTCTCCCCCGGTCCAAAATAAACCCGTTCCATAACTGGCACCCGAGTCGGATCAATAAGAAAATCCAATATGTTATTTGCTACTTTTTTACTGTCGACCATATAAAGCTCCTAATTTAAAAGGAAGGGTCTTTATGACCCTTCCTCATTGGTTACACTCAGATTCTTGTCCTGAGATTGAAAGTCACAACAATCCAGAGCAACGGCAGAACCGGGCTATAAGACGCTGTAACACGAATAGTAGTCGGATCAGCTGGATCCGGTACCGCTGTAATCCCAGTAAAAGCTGTGATAATCTGTGCCTTCACAAGAGAACTGAAATAGGACTTCATGGTCGTCACAATCTCGCTCGTCCTGGAAGTAAGGAACTTCATACCGATATACGGATCCAAAGCACTACGAGTACCCTTCTGCACAAAATCTTTGATCCTGATAACTGACGGAGTCCGAGTAAGTACCGAAGTCACGTCCGTTGTCAAATCAATCTTCACATAGATTCCAGCAGAAGACTCATCAAGGATTGTTAATCCTGAATTAGCCACCTGGGACTGAGTAACCGTATCAAGCCTGCGGAACAGCCTGGAGAACCCTACAACCGGCTTCCTCGTCAAAGGCTCTGCAACGTCAAAGGCCGGTGACGTGTCACGTCCAGTAATTGCCGCAGCAAGAATTGACCCGTCAACAAGATACTCAACATTATTCCCGAGCTCGTCCGTGAGGGTCACAACAGCGCCGTCAGGATAAAGACCAGTCATACGCTCACTATTTAGACCCTGTGCGTAAGCCATGGCCGTTGAAGGAGTCGTACCTGTTGCAAATCCGAAATAGGTCATGCGTTCATTTCCGTAACGAATTGAAGACTGAATAATATTACTGGTCTTCGTATAAGAAAGAACACCTGTACTGGTCGTTACCGGCTGCATCAAGGCCGGTCGCAGACCACCAACCATCGGGGAGTTAAAAACATCAATGGCTGTTATATATCTGCTGTCCGGAGCTTCTGTTCCACCAGTAGTCTTTTGAACTTGAAGCAGGATAATACCAGGAGCTCCATTAAGGAACGAAAGATGTGCTGCAAGAGCCAACTTATTATTAACATTCAACGGACCAGTGTAAGCCAAAGCTACCTTTTCCGTGGTTACAAAAACCGGGTTAATATAACCTTCAGAAAGGAATTGCTTTGTGTCATTAAAAGTAACGTAGTAAAAATCCCCAATTGAGGGCTCATCACCACTCTTGTTGTAAGTATTCACAATTGCAGTGTCACCCACCGTAACACCTGACGTGCCCACTGTCGGATCCACATACAGTTTTAGACCCGGAATAGCCCGTGTAAGATTCGCCGGGGTCACCGTTGAATTGGTAACAAAATTCGGAGAGACCGTATAGGTCAAGAAGTCCGCAGTCATGTAGTTATAAGTGGTTCCCTGCAAAAGAGTAATCCGGAACCCTGTCTTTAAGTCCATGTAGGTCTGACCAAGATACCCTGTGTTATCTCCAATAGATCCTGAACCACTGGGATTACTTGACGTAACAACATAAGAAACAGACGTAGTATCCGGTGACGACTGGAATGTTAAAGTGATCGTTTCTGCGACAGCAGCACCCGGAGTCACCTGGGCATCACTGAACTGATTTGCATTGGTAGTAGCACCTAAAGGATACCTAACACCCTCCGTCCCAAAAGCACCTGACTGAGTTACATAATAGTTCGAACCAAACAGAACATTCATGGCCGTACCAGAATTAGATCCAGTAACCGTATAAGTACCATCACTTACACCAGCTTGAATATTTTCAAGTGTCCAGCTATTATCAGTAAGGATATTCTGATACTGAGTGACATAAACATTCTTGCCGGCAGCAGGAACAGAAGCCAACGTTATAGTCCCCGTACTCGAATTCATTTCCAGAACAGATACCTGTGTGGTGTCATTCGGAGTTGTTCCAACATAGGCAGTGATCGCAGATGTATAATCTGTAGCTTTCCCAAGACCAGAACCATTCGTAGGAATATCATACAGAGTAAAAGTACTGATAGTACCGTCAGCAGTACCAGCAGATTTTTTATAGATCATGTTATCCACAAGAGTTGGGCCAGCCGCCGTTAATTGACTGTAGAAAGGAGTAGTTCCTGTGGTTGCCGTTCCATAACCAACGATAACACTATTTCCCCAGTTGATTGTATTAAATGTTCCAGTTGTATCCAGAACATAATCCGTAGTTCCAACAAAGTCCGTTGTAGACGGACTCAAACCAACTCGTGTTATCGAATCAATATTGTGAGAAGGAAGAATGTCATAAGTATTCTGGTAGACATTGGTGTGATAATAAGCCTCAACCAAAGCTCCACCAGCCGGAGCAGCTGCCAATGTAATAACTCCCTCGGCACCATTAACAGCCGACACCGTTACTTCGAGAGTATTGACTTTAACAACAACTTTAGTCGTGTCCGTAGTAATAATCCCACCATTGGAACCATCAACAATCGGAACATTCTCAACCTTAAAAGTTGTGTTGACTCCATCGGCCTGAAGACTTACATCATCGCCATCAATGTAGGTATCTTCACGTTTGAAATAATAGGAGAATTCAACCAGGTCACCAGTTTCCGGAGCAGTAATCAATGAAATAACTCCAGTACTGCCAACAAC